CTTCCGCCTCGATGCTGGCACGCAGGAAACCGTAACGGAACGGAGCGTACCGCTTTGCAACAAGCTCACATTCTCGCGCAGAATCTCGCACGCCTTGCGCTACTCGCCGCCGCATTTCCTCCGTCAGCCGGGGGAGAGCGTTATGCGTGATGTTAATCTCGAATCTCACACGACCTCCTGCACGACGCACACTTTTAGAATTTGTAGCGTGTGCGTCTCGACATGAACGACTTTGTAACGCCTGCCCGCAATCACCACGATGTCGTGCATTTGCGCCGGCGCATCGTGCGGAAGCGTGATTTGCCGAAGAACATCGATGCCGAGCCGCTCTGCCAGCGGGCGCAACGACGGCTTCGTGATGCTTGCAGAAAACAGCGCCGGAAAAGTCCCTAGTATCGTCTCGCTCTCAAGCGTCCCGCCGGCGCCGTCGGGCACTGATGTGATGCGCACGATGCTCGCTTCATCACGCAGCAGCGCCTGTGCTGCTTGGCGAAGTCGAGTCAGGTCGGCCTCGATAATCATGTGTCACTCCGCACAGCAGCCACGACGCTCCAGCTTGTATTACGAACGCTCAACTCTGCCGCTCGCTCGGCATATGACCTCGCCCGCTCGCTGCCGTCGACCTCGACGCCGTCGGCTTTGAAACGTGGAATCTGTGCGTACTTGCGGGCAAGCAACGAGCACGCAGCGGCGGCGGCGGCGTGCTCGTTGTTGTTGTTCTGGCGCAAGAGCAGCAGGATTTCCGTGTCGGAGAATTCCAGCGCTTCGACGTCGGGAATCAGGAAGCGCACCAGGCTGATTGCCCGAATCGTCGAATCGGAGCTGTTCAGGTCGTAGCTGCCCGCCATATCCTGCTCCTGCTTTATGAGATTGTCGGCGGCGTGTAGTTGCCGCTTGCCGCAATGCGTACGCAAAGCCCGGCCGTGCGGTCCTCGCCGACGCCGATGCCGTATTGCGAATACAGCACCGCCATGTGGATCGGCGCATTCACCCACTGACCAGGCACAATTTGCCAGCCGAATCCTGCCTGCGGGCTAACACGCACCCGCAGCGGGTTGCGGGGGTCGTTTTGGCCGTAGGTCTTGAACACGCCGAAGTAGCCTGTCGGCAACCGGGCTGTGAACCACAGACGAGCGACACCGAAGTCGGTTTCGATATAGCCGTAGTAATCGCTCGTTTCATTAATCTGCGCCCGGTCACTCATCCGGTAGACGATGCCGCCCCACTCGGGAGCTTTGAAGCCCGTCATTCCTGTCCAGGTTGAAGCATCGGCCCGAGCTGCGATCACGTCGAACGGCGCCCGATGCCCGTGCTCTTCCAGATGCGCCACGGCCGTGCGCAGCGCAGCGGCGTCGAGCGTGGCGAGGCGCAAGAAGTGCGAGTGCGATGCGTTGAACTGTTGTCCGTCGGGGCCGGAGAGCGGCACGTAGTTCGGGTCCGCAACGCCGCCGTCCGCAAACGGAACCGAGGCGCCAGCGGTGTTGCCGACTCGCTCGGCGGCGTTATTGAAGAAGCGCTGCAGGATGTGCCGCTGCCAGCTCTCCCGTGCGTCCTGGAGCGCACGGCGGATGTCAGCATCGAGGCGTGTGCGGCGTGCTTCACTCAAATAGCGCATCGTCCAGCCGAGCGCACGCTGATAAGCCTTCAATGGAAGCGTGTGGCCGGTCATCTTTCCTCGAACCGGCACAGGCGTAGCGTATTCCGTCGCCTCCTCCACACCCTCACTGGCGCCGACGGGATATTCAACCACCGGCTCGTCTTGGACGGCAACCAGGTCGCCGTAGTGCGGCATGCGCAACAGCTCTTCGTTGAATGCCCCGAGCGCAGTTTGAATATCTCGCAGCATTTCCTCAAACGTGGCGCCTTCGGCAAGACGCACGCGCTGAATCGTTTCAGCGTCCCAGAGCGCGTGAAGCTTTGCTTCACGCAGATCAGCAAAACCAAGCGTCATGTTTCAGCCCTCCTTAAACCGCCGTGAACGTGTCTGTGAACGGCGCAACGAAAACAGTCTGCGTAGAAACCGCATAACCGATGATCCAGCGGAAGTTGCCTGCCGCCGGTGGGGCGTCGTCGAGCGCACCGGCTGTGGTGGAAGCGTAGACCAGAGCGCCGGGCGTCATGTTCAGAAAGCCCGCCACTGGCCCGTGCATGGCCACGTCCACCATCTCGCCGGCGGCGGCCGTGGTGCGGCCTTCCGGCGCCGAAACCACTACGCCGATCGCCCGCGAGGTTCCGGCAGCGTTTGCGGCGGCGGGCGCCGCACGTCCGGTGCTGTCGATATAGACTGCCTGCCCCACTCCCACCGTGCCAGCGGCAGCAAAGCGCTGCACGTGTGCGCCGGGGAGCGGGCGCACGTCTGTTGCGTTATAGCTGATAGTTGCCATGTGTACCTCCGTTATCCAATGCCAAAACGTTGCTTCAACAGCTTGAGCCGCTCCTCTGCGCTTGCTTCTTGTTTTCCCCGCCCCTCTCGAACATTTGTTTCGACAGCGGCTGGCTTGCGCAGCAAGTACGGCTTCTCTTTTGCGAGTGCCTGGAGCTTTTCGGCGATGCCGAGTGGCTCGCCGTTTTCGTCGAAGTCGAGGGCGCTCAAGTCGAGCAGCCGCCATGCGTCGCTCGGATCGAGGAAATTCAATCTTGCTGCATGCGCCTGAATTTCCGCTTTCAGCAAGCGCTCTTTCGCTCGACGCTCTGTTTCTTGTCGCAGCTGATGCTCCTGAGCGAGCTGTCGTTTCAGCTTTTCTAGCTCAGACAGCTCTGCTTCTTCTTTCTGCTTGCGCTCTGCTTCGTACTGCTCCAGCAGCTTTCTGCGCTCTGCCGCTTCCTTGTTCGCTTTCTTTAACGCAGCGCGCAGCTTTGCAAGCTCTTCTTGCAAGTCGACCGGGTTTGAGGCATCCGCCTCGTGCGAGGACGCCATCTCGGCGCTAGGGGAATCTTCCATCTCGGAAGAAGTAGAAAGTTTGTTCTCTTCGCTCATTGTAGCGCTCTCCTTTATCATATGCAAATCACTTCATTTTTATCGCCGCAAAAGCGCAGCAAGCGGCGCTTCCGTGTACGACAAACCGAACTCTGGATGTTCACGTGCGTAAATCAAATCTTGCAGTTGAAACTCGCCACGCCGCCACGCTTCGTACTTCGCTTCGCCGAGCATTTCCCGTTGCGTCGCCTCGGAGCGGGCAAGGAACCACTGCTCGCCGGTCCCCTCAAAAAACTCGTACCTATCCTCGTCGTTTCGCACCCGCCGCCGCTGCGAAACTTCGATGCCGGGAACAACGGGAATTATTGTGCAGCGACAGTTCACGTGAGCCGGCTGCGGCTCTTCGACGGAAAACACACGTCCGTCGAGCATTAAACACGCCATGCACGTGCGCCGGTCGAGCGACGCAATCCAGCGCCAGGACTGGATGCCGTAGCTCTGATAGCTCCAGCGCGTCGTTTCTCGATACGCACGCAATTGCTCCGTTCTTGCAATGCGCAGCGCTCTATCCAGCCCGATGCCGAGCGCACTTCTCAGCTCCTGCGCCGTGCGCTCTGGCCCCCAGCCGGCGGCTAACGCAAAAGACAAACGCTGACGGAGACGCTCGACGACCTGGGCCGAAAGCGCCGGGACGTTCGATGTGCCGCTGAGGAAATAGTTGCGCAGAGACGTGCCGTCGGCCAGCACGCCAACCTCAAACTCGACCGCCGCCGTGGGCAGGCGGGAGAAAGAGCGCAGCGCCTCGTCGACTGCGGCACGGCGCAGCTGCGGCGGCAATTCTGGCGCGAGACCTTCGTCGATGATAGCCCGGATCAGCAAATCAGCGTCACGCTGTGCGTAGCGCACTTCTTGACGAACTGCATTCTCAATTGTTAATGATGCAAATTCTGCGTATTGCACCAGTCGCTGATCGATTTGCTCCATGAGCAAGCGGAAGCGACGAGTGCGCATGAAAGTCTCTTCATCTACGACTTCCGCACTAGCGAACTGCGCACGCAGCGCATCCGTCAGCGAACGCAGCTCGGAGAGCGAATCTTGATAGATGACGCCGTATGCGTCCGTCAACGCACGCATCGTATCCTCGTTGCGTGCAAGCAGCGCCCGGCGCAGGCGGTCTGCGTCGTCGTAAACCGGCATCATTCAACTCCACGATCGAAACTGCGCAAGAGGAAGCTGCCGAGCGTCTCCCGGTTGCGCTCTTCCTCTGCGATCATGGCTTCCATGCGCTCGATCGCCGCCTCGTCGTAGCCAAGCTCGGCCCAGAGCTGCCGCTTCGGGACGCCCAGCGCCGCTTTCGCCTGGAGCAGCCTGACGCTCTGTTCCAAGTTCTCGGTCTGCGTGTCTTTCCAATTTACCCGCAGCTCGCCGAATTCGATGCGCCCGGCGGGGCGGTACAAGTTCCAGAGCTTGCGGCTCATATCAAGCGTTCGCTCCCAGCCGGCGGCAAACAAATTCTGGTAGCGCTGGAGCTTCGAAAGCAGCCCGACTTCCTGCATGCGCAAACTTTCCCCCGACGGCTTATCGCCCGTTTGCGCTTGGAATAAAAACTGCGGCACGCGTGAAAGACCGGCAAGCGCTTGAATCCAGTACTGCGCGACGTTGATGAGCTGCGACAAATCCGCCGGTGGCACATCACCAACCTTCGCCGCCGGGTCGGTGAAGCGCAAAATGCGGCCGGGCGAAAGCTCGATCGGGAGTTCCTTCCCGGTCTTTGGGTCGGTCAGCGGCGGCACGCCCGCCAGCCACAACACCCGGAAGCCGGCATAGTCGGCAGCCGCAAGCAGGTCTAAATCGCTTTTGTTTAATGCGTCCTGTAGCGGAATAAGGTCGGCAAGTTCAGAATCTCCGACGGAAAACTGAACGACCGGGACGCCGAGGGGGGCGCCGTCCTCGTCGAGCCACGGCAGCGGCCACGGCTCGTCGGGCGAATCGGTATAGCGCCGCCAGCCAAGCTCGGGGAATTCGCCGGCCGGGTCGGACACATATTTTTCGATGCGGTCGGGAAAATAAAGGTTCAACCGTGTGCTGCCGCTTGCGATACGCTGATTGCTCAGCCGCAACGTCTGCCAGCGCTTCGAGGCAAACGCCACGTCGCCGGTGTCGGGGTCGTAGTGCAGCTTGACTCCGCTCGCTCCGTCGTAAGCCGGATGCGGAACCCAGAGTGGCCGACTGGCTTCGTCATTCCATGCGATTAGTAAGAACGAAGAACCGTCGACAAGCGCAGACGTGTACAGCTCACTTTCGATTTGCGATGCGTTATTGAGCACCCACCAGGCATTTGCCGCTGTCGCGTACGGATCGGCGCCGGGGTCCTCGGCGAGGAAAGACTGCACAGACAATCTCTCCGCCAAGATGTCGATTACAGAGCGACACAGGTTATGACGAAACGTGAGCTTTGTCTTGCCGAGAAACTGCGCTTGCCGCTCGGTCAGCATAGTTTGGTGCTGGCCGGCATAATAGCTGCGATATAGCCTGATTTTGCGATGTTCCTCCTGCTCTTCCTGCGCCAGCCAGCGCAGGTAGGCAAGGCGGGCTTCTTGTGTAAACGACACTGGCATCAGTACACGCTCCAATCTGCTCTTGACAGGCGAACATATTCATTGACGCCCCACCACGCCAGCGCCAGCGCAATCACCATGTCGTCGTGCATGCCTGGCGGGGCAGCATAGCGAAACGTGCCGGAGGGGAGACGCTCGATCTCAAAAGCCTCCAGCTCAGCCCGCTGCACAGGATCGTCGAGCAGCTTGACACTGCGCTGCTCAATCGCCAGCGCCAGCGCCTCGACGATCTGCGTTTTGCTGGCAGCCGTCGTGTTGAAAGCCACGACAGGCAGGTTTTTGCGCTGCAGCATCTCAACCAACACCTCGCCCATGGCGTTGCGCTCGGCAACGATGTGCGTCGGGCGAAAGCGCTCGTACAGGGCAAGAAGACGCTGCGTCTGCAGGTGGTAATCGATCTGATTCATGCGCTCGGCATACACCTGCCGTTTCTGGTCGACATCGAACACGACGAACACCGTGTAGTCGTTGTGTTTGCCCCAGTCGACGCCCATGACGTAACGATGATCGACCACTCCGGCAGGCTGCGGCGTCTCGGTGCAGACAGCGTCGAGGTTACGAAACACCACGCCGCCATCCTCAAGAAATTCCGCTTCGTATTCCTGCTGAAACGCCGCAGCGGGGAGCAGTTTTTTCGCCTCCTCGATCTCGGACAGCGGCACAAGCCCCGTGTCGCCCGTCCTGAAGCGCCAACCCGCCCAGCCGTCGGCCTGCTGCGCCATCAGCCACAGGCGAAAGAAATAGTTGCGCCCTTTCGGCGTGCTGAGGAACCACGCGGATCCCCGTCGGCTCAGCAGCGTCGGCTGCACGGTCTGCGTCCAGGCCTGCTCAAGCTTCTTGATCTTCGCCGCCTCGTCGACAACCACCAGGTCGTACTCGCGCCCACGGCCGCTGTCCGGATCGTCAAGCGTCCAGAGGTCAAACACGCCTCGTGTGAGCAGCTCTAGCCTGTATTCCGTCTCGCTTTTGACGCCGATCACGTCAAGCAGACGATACTTCAGTTCTCTCCAAACCTCCATGGCGTCCTTGTAGGTCGGAGAAAACCACCCAACATGCCTGCCCTCCAGCAGATGCCGGACGGCCAGGAGAATGCCGAGCGTCGTCTTGCCCCAGCGCCTGCCGCACACCAGCACGTTATAACGCTTCGCCTCGCTCAGCACCTTGCGCTGCAGGCGATGCGGGGCAGGGAGGCAGACGCTGACCTCGCGCCTGTTGAGCGCCGCAACAGTAGTCACGCTCATGCGCTCTCCTCCTGCTGCCTGTTCTCGTCCTCGTACACGACGCGCACAACCAGCGCCCCCTCGCCTCCTCCCAGACTCACGTTATCGCCGTAGCGGTTGCGCCGTCGTCGTGAAAGCCACCAGCGTGCCGTCGCCTCGTCACCTTCACGGATTTTTTGGATCAGCACGCTTTCGGCCAGATCGTCGATGACTTCTTCTTCATCGCGTAACATGCGAGAAAGCTCTTCGTCCGCAGCGATAAAATCCCGCACAGCTCCCCACGAGTGTCCGGTCCGCCGTGCGATCAGGGCAATAACACCACCGCTGTTTGGAATCGCTGCTTTTATCTTCGCGCGCGAAAGACGTGGACGGGTCATGGTATCTAAGTTAAGCTCACTTCTGCAGCTTGCGAAACACAGGACTTACAAGCTTGCGATGATCGTGTTGCGCTTTTTTGTTCTTGTGCGGCGGCAGCAATTTGTCCAGCGCCGCCGAGGCCATCTCGATCCACTCGTCAGCCGCCATCGTCGATTCTCTCCGGCGTCTTGCCGGTTGCCTGCGCCCAGCGCTCCAACGCCACCGCCACATACTTCGGCTCAATTTCCACCGCCCGACAACGGCGGCCCAGATTCTCGCATGCAATCAGGGTTGTGCCGCTGCCGGAGAATAAATCAAGAACAAGCGCATTGCTGTAAGAAAAACCAGCAACAAGCGGCTCTACAATTTCTGTATGCTTTGCGTGCGGATGTTCTGAAGCGCGGTCAAATTTTGACGAGCACTCGATAACAGAACGAAGGCCGTTTAGGTGATAATTTTTTGCGGTATTGCTCCGATAGTGCGCAACACAGACGTGCTGTAAGATCGGAATGTAAACGTTCAAGTTCCAGCTAAACTGCCGGAAAAACACGACGAAAAATTGATTGAATCTTGCGCCATGCGTGCGCAATGCCGCCGCGTGCTGGCGGTCGCTCGCCATAACCAGCCAGTGATCTATTTTCTGAAACTCGTCTGCGCTTAACCAGTCCATGCTGGCGTCGTACTCCGGGTCTGCCAGCATCAACTCAGCACGTTCATTGCCCATCACCCGCGCCACCACCGCCGCATCGGTGCAGTCGCCGCAGATGATCCTGTGCTCGCCAAGCTGCCACATCTGCCCGACCTCCACGCCCCATTTTTTTCGCAACTCCTCCGCACGGTCGATCTGCGGTTCTGCGTCCACCGGCGCAGGCGGCTCGTCAACCTGCACGTTAAGCACCTGAGCCAACTCATCCGCTATGCTGCGCAGGTCAATATCTTCAATGCTACGCACCAGTTCAGCCAGCGCTTCTTCATCCACCG